GAGACCCGGCCGCGGATCCCCTTCGAGACGACCGAGGACGCGACCCTCGAGCGCGGCGAGACGTCGGTCGTCGTCCCGATCGAGGCGCTCAAGCCCTGGCAGACGGAGCTCGAAATCGAGTGGCTCGGCGAGTCGACGAACGTCGCGGCCGACACGATCGTCCGGTTCCAGGACCCGATCTCGGGCGTCGACTCGGTGACGAACCCGGACCCGACCGGCGACGAGTCCCTCGGCTTCACTGAGGGACGTGATCGGGAGAGTGACGCCGAGTACCGGCTCCGGTACGAGACGACGATCGCCGAGGGCGGCGTCTCGACGCTCCCTGCGATCGAGGGGACGATCCTTGGCTGGGACGACGATATCCGCTCGGTCCGCGTGACCGAGCGCCGCGACGCCTCGGCCGGGGAGTACGGTCCCGAGGTGACGGTCCTCGCGCCGGGCGTCCCTGACGATACGATCGCGCAGGCGATCCTCGAGACCCGCGCCGGCGGCGTCGAGTCGTTCGGGAACTTGTCCGGGACCGCGGAGCTCGGCGGCGGCCGGACGAAGACGGAGAACTTCAATCGGGCGACGCAGAACGACATTTACGTCGACCTCGACCTGACGACGTCCGATACGTTCCCCGACGACGGCGAGACCCGGATCGAGGACAAGATCATCCGGTACATCGGCGGGACCGCCTCGGACGGCCTCGACTACCCGGGCCTCGAAATCGGCGACGACGTCGTCTTCGATCAGGTGTTCAAGCGCGTGATGGAGGTCCAGGGCGTCATTGAGGCCGACGTCACGATCGGGACGGCCGACGACCCGCAGGAAACGAGCAACGTTGCGATCGACGACGACCAGGTGGCGATGACCGACGCCGCAAACATCGACTTCCTCTAAGCCATGATCGAGGACAACTCTGAGCCGCGTGAGCGGCTCGAGGAGACGCTCAAGTCGCCGTATCCCGACGACGGTGACACCTGGAACGCGCTACTCAAGGCGCTCGCCGCGGAGTTCGACGAGCACCAGGAGGCGATCGCGGACGTCCGCGACTCGAAGTTCGTTGACGACGCGACCGGACAGCAGCTCGATCGGCTCGCCTCGATCTTCCAGCTTGAGCGGAAGACAGGCGAGACTGACGACTCACTCCGAGGGCGAATCAAAACGGCGCTCCGGTCGCAGATTACGTCGGCGACCGTTCCGGAGATCCGCGACGTCGTCTCGGTGCTCTCCGGCGCGCCGCTGGAGGATATCGGCGTCCGCGAGTCGTACTTGGGGAGCCCGACTGAAATCCAGATCGAACTCCCGACGGAGTACCTCAACGATCTGGAGATGTCGGACTCCGAGTTCATGCGGATCGTCGAAAACGTCGTCGCGGTCGGCGTCGCCGTCGGGATCCTGTTCGAGCTCCACCCGAAGACCGATGTCGTCGCCACCGATGACCACGAGCACACGGCGACCGACGGCATCAAGCCGGCGTACGCCGAGGACGGTCTCGTCCAGGTCGAGACGACCGGCGAGGGCGCCCCCGACACCGAGGCGACTGGTGAGGACGAGACCGGCCTCGAAGACCAGGAGGTCGTCGCGACCGACGACGTCCTCGTTGCGATTGCCGGCGCCGGCCGGTCGACGGCTCATATCGTCGACGACGGCGAGACCGCAACCGCTGAGCTCGAGCTCGCGTCCGGAGCCGGGGCGGACGAGACAGGGCTCGAGGACACCGAGCATACGGAGACGGCCGACGTCCTCGCGGCAACCGCCGGCGCGGGACGCGCCGAGCTGCACGTCGTCGATGACGGCACCGCGGACTCCGCGGTACTCGATACGCTCGAGACGACTTCCGAATCGACGGTCGCAACCAGCGATGCCGAGCATACTGAGACCACGGACGTCCAGCCGGCGTACGCCGACGACGGCCTCGTTGAGATCGAGGTCTCCGGTCGCGGCGACCCCGGGACGACCGGGACCGGTACGGATGAGATCGGCCTTGAGGACCGAGAGGTCGTCGCGACCGACGACCTCCTCGTTGCGATTGCCGGCGCCGGCCGGTCGACGGTTCACATCGTCGACGACGGCGCGACGACGTCGTCTGAGCTCGCGCTCGTATCCGGGAGCGGTACCGACGAGACCGGCCTCGGTGACGCGGAGCACACCGAGACCGACGACGTCGGGACGGCCTACGCGAACGACGCGAAAGTGAACATCGACGCAGTAAGCTAACGACCCATGGAAACACAAGCACGAGAAACGACGACCGACCTCGTCGACAATGTCGAGGTCGGCCTGTACGAGACGGACCGACTCCGGGACGAGATCCCGGAGTGGGACGAGCTCTCGGAGACCGAGAAACTCGAGCGGCTCCGGGACGCGGATCCGGACGCCGAGCTCTCGTCCCACAACGTAACGACGAACGACTATCGGGCGCACCTCGCGCGCCTCGCGAACCCAGACGCCGACGAGACTCCCGAGGTCGGGAGCCACGTCGCGTTCGGCGACGACGCGACAGCGCCAGCGACGAGCGACTCGTCGCTCAAGAACGAGGTGTACCGGACGGAGGTTACGGACCCGAACGCGGGCGACGACCCGCAGACGTTCTCGACGATCACGCTCCTGTCGAGCGACGAGGCGGTCGGAGACTCGTTGCTCGAGGCGGCACTCGTCGACGATACGAGGGGCCTCCATCTGAACCGCG